TTCGCTTAATTTGTAATATCCTAGATTAGGAACTAGGTGTTTATTTATATGAGTTTCTCTATTTTCTAACGTTCTAGCACTGCATTTATTACCGTATACACTTAGCCATTCTGAAAGCCAGTCTTTTATTAAGAGCTTTTGCCCGGTTATAAGAGTATGTCCACCAAAAAACAATTTGCTTTCAACATCTGCAGCAGCAAGTTGAGCTTCTTTTTTTGTTTTGAAACCGCCTTTTGTTTTTTCCTTCTTCTTTTTGGTTGCTGGGTCCGTGTATTTAATACGGTACTCCCATTTATTGCTTCTCTTTCTGAAACTAGCCATTCAATCACCTCTTTTTATGAATGTTTTTTAGAGATTACTGAATTTATTTAAATATTTTTAGAAATATTAACAACTCCGTTAGACTTAAGAGAAATTTTTGTTGATTCAGGATTGGTCTTTAGGATGTTCTTTATAGCATAATCTATTTCACGCTTCTTAACGCCCCTTTTAAGATTTGAAAGGCTAACATGTTCATTTATCCCATTGTTCCTATAAATTATTTTCGTAGCACCATTACTAAAAATTTTCACTATTTTATTTTTGCTACTTCGATTTTTTAACATAGAAAATACTATTGTTCTTTCTGTTGTAACGTCTTTAAATTTCAAGTAAGTCACCTCTAGTTGTAATAGGAATTCGGTTTGATATGTATAAAAAGAATTTGTTTATTTCTAGTAATTTAATATAATATAAAAATTAAAAGGGCACACCATTATTAGCCATAAGCCTATAATGTTCTTCCTCTTCCCGTTCTCTTTTTTCTACATCCCAAGAGTCCAATAAACCATTTTCAAAAAAAGTGCTTTTGTGCCCACATGTTGTACAAAAACGTGCATTGCCATCTAGGATAGTTCCGCATTCCCATGAGACTGCATTGTTAAACCATTCATAATTACCACATTTGTTTATAGTGTATACACCACAAATTTTACAGTAATCTCCATTTTCTAGTTGTTCATTCTCACATCTTGGGCAAATCTTTGCACGACCATTTTCGTCAAGATCGTATCCTGAATATATCATTTTATTGTCTCCTTCTCCTTTAATTAATTGACCTTGTCCACAAACGGGACAAAAAATAGCATTTTCATAAACAAAAGAATGGTTACAATTAAGACATTGGTTGGAATTGATTTTATTATGAATGAAGTTTTTAAAATATTTTAATTGAACTCTTATAAATGGAGTGAATAAATATTGCAAATCTAATTCTAAGGTTTCTAATCTAACTTTTGCAGCAGCTCGAGAAATTTTAAAGTAACTTATTAATTGGTTTTTTTTTCTCAACTGTAAGTTGCGAACAATAATAGCTGGAGCAAGAACATTTCTCGCAAAAGCATTTACTTCATTTTCTAATATTTTATATTCGGTGTGGGTAAGTGTGCTTTTAAATAGTACTGTTGCTTCAAAATCTATAAGGTGGTTCATATATATATGACCTATTTCATGCATTAAAGTAAAACGAATTCTTCCAGGGCTGGCTATAGTATCATTATAAGCAATGGTATAATTTTCACCATCATACATGGTATAGCCATCTTCACTTTGATAAGCACTGACTATATTAGAAATATCCGTTTGATGTATCTCTGCAAGTTCAGAATATGTAATTAGTCCCCATTTATTATTTTTTATAACCTCGAAAGGATTTACAGGAAAATCAGTAATATTCTCATTAACGAAAAATTTATTAACATTAGTCATTACTTGGTCATATCTTGCTCTTACAGGAAACCTCATTACTCATCTAACGCCTTTTTTCCACGTTGACGCATTGTATGAATTAAATCTTTAAGTAAGTCTTTATCTCCTGAATCAAGATCTTGTATATCTCGTGCTAAGACACGAACTTCTTCGTCAATATCTGATAATTGATCATTATTACTATTAACATCACGTCCAAGAATATAATCGGTATTTACTCCGTAGAAATCTGCAATCTTATCTAACATTTCTAGACCTGGTTTCGCAATGTCGTTTTCCCATGAATTATATCTGGCTCTTTTTATATCTAAAATATCAGCTATTTGATCTTGGGTGATTCCTCTCTTTTTTCTTAGAGTAGTAAGGGTTTTACCTATTTTCATAAATTCTCCTCCAAAACATTGATAAAATTTTTATCAAAACTGCTTGACGATAATTAAATTATCAAATATAATCGGAAGTACAGTAAGGAGGTGTTCAATAAATGGCTACTAAACGATCTTTTCTTTCAGAGTGTCGTAAGAATAAAGGCACTCAAAAAAAGGTTGCTGAAGATAATAACATTTCTACAGTTTACTTACGAATGATAGAAAATGGTACATTTACTCCTGGCAGAGATTTGATGTTTCAACTATCAGCTTACTTCAATGAACCTGTAGAAAAACTGTTTCCGGATTACTTTGAAAAATTCGTCTATTAAGTTTGTCTAAAGCGATAATTAAATTATCTATTACTCATTATATTAGATAAAAATATTATCGTCAATAAGTTTATCTCTTTTTTTACACCGTTTGATAATTAAATTATCAAAATGACAAGTGGGGTGCTAGAAATGGAATTGCAAATTTTAAATATTAACGGTCAACTTTTAACAGATAGCAGAGATGTAGCTGATATGGTTGGAAAGCGACATAAAGATTTACTTGAAACAATTAGAGTGTATGTCGAACATTTAATGAGCGGAAAATTCCGCCCATGTGATTTCTTTATAGAAAGCACATATAAAGATAAGTTAAATCGAGAAAAGCCTTGTTACCTACTAACGCGTAAAGGTTGTGACATGGTAGCTAATAAATTAATTGGTAAAAAAGGAATTATTTTTACAGCTACTTATGTAACGAAGTTCGAAGAAATGGAAAAACAGCTCTTCGATTTTAATCAGTCATCTTACACAATTGATGATCCAATTCAGCGTGCTGAAAGATGGATTATTGAACAGAAAGAGAAACAGCAATTGAAACTTCAAAATGCTCAGAAAGAACAAATTATCAATGAGTTACAGCCGAAAGCAACTTATTATGATTTAGTATTGCAAAACAAGTCACTATTATCCGTAAGTAAAATAGCGAAAGATTACGGAATGAGTGCAAGAACTTTTAATAAACTTCTTCATGAATTAGGCGTTCAATTTAGACAAGGAGATTGCTGGCTTTTATATCAACGGTACGCTGATAAAGGTTATACGCAAAGCAAGACACATACAATTGATTCAGAGAAAAGTAAGATGCATACTTATTGGACTCAAAAAGGGCGATTATTCATTTATGAAATACTAAAAAGCCGAAAAGGTATCTTACCCATTATGGAACGTGGAAATCAATAAGTTGGATAAAAGGAGAAGGTATAAATGCAGCCAACTGTTCAAGTTATTATCGACAGCAGCTATTTGGAAAAAGAAGTTGAACGCCAAGTAAATGAACGCTTAATTGATATGGGAATTGGTACTTGGTGGGATATGAAAAGACTTCAATATGAAACAAGTCGTTCATATGATTGGCTGATGGAATATGTGATATACGATCCAAGAGTCAGAAATTTCTCTAAGCAAAAGAACGGTAGATGGTTATTCAAAGCTAAAGATATGAAAGAGTTCTTAAATAAATATTTTGATGAATTGTAAGGAGGGAGTTAGTCAATATGAATAACATGGGCGCATTAGAGCTTTCTAATTTCTTTATAAAAGTTGAAATGAATATGGTTCTTGGTGGGCGTGCAAAAATCGCTGAATTCGCTAGAAAGCAGCATGAGCGATACTGGAACCTTTACCTTAAAGGAGGTGGTAAAGTGACTGAAGTTGAAAATCCGATGGTTTTAAAAAATGGATATGGTATTGCAGATCCGCAGGAGAAAGAGCCTGAAGTTATATCTGTATGTGACGGCTGCAATCACAACATTGTGGAAGGTCAGGGAATGCTTGACTGGAGTACTGTTCATCTTCATGATGATTCGATTTGTATAGCAAAGTATGTAAGAAGAGATTCAATTAGAAAAATAGCAGGTGAACAATAAAAAAAGCCCACTTAGCAGAGTGGACTCGTTTCAATGACAATTTATTTTTACCATACTTAGGGAGAAAATTCAATATAGAAGGGATGTTCTTTACATGAACCAACTTCAACAAATGGAAATTTTAGAGGTTGAAAACACTGAAGAATCTGAAAAAGAATCTTTTCAGGTTAATGATATAGAAAGTTTAAACTGGGTTTTCCGTAAGCTTTCTGCGTTATCAGCGAAAGAAAAAGATGTAAAACAACTGGCTGATGCGGAACGTGCAAGAATTAACGATTGGGAAAACCGAGAGTTGATTGCTCTCCACAGTGATAAGAATTACTTTGAAAGTCTTGTATCGGCTTATCATGCTAAGCAATTAGAAGAAAATCCAAAAGCTAAAACCATTTCTACACCATACGGTAAATCAAAAAGTCGTGCTACAAAAGAGCAACCTAAAGCTGTTGACAAGGACAAGCTCCTGCAGCATGTGAAAGAAACTGGCATGACTGAATTTATCAAGGAAGAAGTCAAATGGGGCGACCTGAAGAAGGTACTTCACATTCATGAAGTGGATGGCCAGCCAGTGGTTATCGATGAAAATGGGACAACTGTGGAAGGCGTAGAAATCGAACCTGCAAGCTTGAGCTTCAAAGTGGAGGTGTAATTATGCAGATAACAAGTGCTGCAGAAATACAAAATAATCAAGCAACGTACCTAATTTATGGACCTCCTGGAATGGGGAAAACATCGTCTATTAAGTTCTTTCCAGGCAAAACCCTTGTCCTTGATGTGGACAGAACAACAAAGGTATTAAAAGGGCAACCTGATATTGATATTGCTTATGTAAGTAACACGAATACTTGGGAAGAGTGGGAAAAAATTATCCTTGATTTAGACAAGCACTATAGAAATAAATACAACAACATTGTTGTGGATAACATCAGTGAATTAGAACGTTGCTTACTTTCAGATCTTGGTAGTAAAGGTAAAAACAAAGGTGTGCCGTCACAAGGTGACTATCAATATATGCAGTTTAGAGTCGTTAATAGCTTA